TGACGTAACTATTAGGCCTAAGCCGATCCAAGGAACGAGTAACACCAATGGCTAGTGGTCTTTATGTAGAGACATTTGAGGCAGCGTTGAAGAACGACCTTCCTCTTGATATGGATACTGACACGTTTAAGTGCATGTTAGTAACTGCGAGTTACAGTCCTAATCTTGAAACTCACACAAATAAATCAGACGTATCAAACGAAGTTTCAGGTACTGGCTATACAGCCGGTGGCGAAACTCTTACTGGTGTCACAATGACTAGCAGTTCCGATGGAACGGGCACAATTAAATGGGATGCAGATGACGTATCGTGGACTAACTCTACGTTGTCTGCTGTTCGAGCCGGAGTTATTTACGATGACTCAGTGACGAACGACCGTCTGATTGCATACATAGATTTCGGGGGAGATTTCAGCACAACGTCAGGCACATTCCAAATCCAATGGAATGCGGCTGGCATCTTTACCCTCGACCTAAAGCCGTAGGAGATCCCAATGCCAACAGCTAATTACCCAACCTCTCTTGATACAAGCTCAACGCAAGTAACTCCGGGTTCGACTACTGATTTAGACGCATCGGGTTTTGAACACGATCAAGTACACGGCGCTGCTTCTGCTGCTTTAATTGCTTTAGAAACAAAACTTGGTATTACTGCTTCGCCTGCCGCTGACGCTGACCAGTACGCATTAATGCAGAAAAGTGGTTCTGGTACTGACCCTTCCACTACATGGTCAAAAACTATTACTGGTTCCACTCTTGCTGGTGCGACTTTTACTGGTGCCATTGTCGGCGGCGATCAGATTATGTCGGCGGTAGTTCACAAGGACTATGCCGAAACCGTATACGCAGGTGGCAATACGACAGGTACACTTACTCTTGACGAAACTAATGGCAACACACAAACGTGGACAGTTTCAGCGAACTGCACGTTTACGATGCCTTCGGGCGCTGGGTTGCAGCCGGGTACTACGTTAACACTGATTCTTACCCAAGACAGCACAGGTGGCCGTACAGGTGCATTTACTGGTGTTAAGTGGGCTGGCGGTTCTGCCAGTGCTCCTACGTTGACCACTACTGCTACTACTGGTACAGATATTCTTTGTTTTGTTACATTTAATGGCGGTAGCTCACCAGTTTGGTATGGGTTTATAGCTGGTCAAGACTTCTCGTAAGGATTACTAATGCCTTTAGGCGCATTTAAAACAGCTATGTTGGGTGCTGCCGGTGGCGGTGGCGCTAACCATTTCATTGGTTGGTGGGATTGGACCGACGATCCGACAAGTAATTTTTACCGTTTCTTAGGAACAAGCAATATTGCGGTTGATGGTGACGGCAATATGGCTGTCAACGCTCAGTTCCGAAAAAGTAGCGGCGGTTCAGACTATTATCTTCCTTTAACTGTTTACATAAATGATGATACGACAGTTAAATGGAACAAAACGTTAGGGAACACTACTTCCAACCATCAATCAAAAACAAATCCGGGTGGGATTGGTTTTGATTCAAGCGGTGATGTGTGGGCTGTTGTCGATGGTGTGGCTGGTCAATCTGGTTGGAGCACTGACGGAAGCAGTCTCACTAATTTAGGTCCGCTTTGTTTTCAGAAGTACAGCAAAACAGATGGGTCAATGGACGTTGACCGTATCATTTATAAATCATCGAATTATCAGGTCAGTACTGCAACTATATCCACTATTGGCAGCAACGCTATATGGCTTACTGGCGAGTCTGATTCGCAATCTATGATTTGGGGTGTAGACCCTGATGATGTAACTAACTCTTCATTTTATATGATGGGTAGTGCTAATTCGCCTGAAGGTGGTTCCAATTTGGCTTACCGTGGTGGCGGCTATGGCGATAACTGGTCTTTAGCAACCTCTGTTTGGCGTGGGATAGGCGGTGTATATACCTATCGACCTATGCTTCAGACTAACGCTGGCAGTGCTTTTGGGCAGAATTATCAACTGTTTTATAACAGTTCAGCCTCATCAACAACCTATTACGGGCGAGACTGTGATATGGACAGCAGTGGCAACAAATATTTTGCTATCAATCACTCTAGTCTGACTCCCGGCATCATAATGAAAGTCACCGGTACTACTTCTCAATCAATGAGTATTGATTGGCAGCAAGCGTATGAAGGGTCATACAGCACTAACTGGTATTACATTTACGCCATTAAAGCTGATTCTTCAGGCAATACTTACACTGTCGGATATGTCGAGGCGACCGTTGATAGTTTCGGTGGCAAACACGGCTTCATTCAAAAACACAACAGTAGCGGTACGCTTCAGTGGGAAAATATGTTTACTCCTGTGCATAGCGGCACAGGTAAAGCATCATTTATTTACGATGTTGATTTAACTGACGATGAAGAAAGTATTGTTGTAACTGGGCAGTTGAACGATAACAATAACTATGAACAGTTAATGGTCGCAAAATTACCTGCTGATGGTAGCGGTACTGGTAGTTATGTGACTGGGACTAACGCAGGAACTATAAAGTATTACGACGGAAGTTCTTATATCAGTTCTACTACCCATAATTTGACCACGACTTCTAGTTCTATGAACACTGGGAACGCTTCGGGCCAAGTCAATGGTGCTACTGCTGTCACTTCAAACGCTGCTGACTCGGATCTTGGAACTTACAGGACTGAAAGTGTCTAATGGCTTTGTACACAAACTTTGACACTCAAAAAGTTTTAACGGTATCAGAAATGTATGCCGACAAAGCAGACCGATTTCCTGCAAGTAGTTTACTTTCACATAACGAAGATTTATGGAAACAACTTGAACATTACAAATCGAGAGATCCGGCGTCTTTGACAGCGTTACAAATAGCTGAATATGAAGCTTTGTCTGCGATGTCTTTTGACGAGTTGGGTGATGATGCTGTTTTGTTTCACCCTTACTATGAAGTAACTGAGACACCCGATCCTGAAGATGGGTCTGTTCTTTCAGATATGTGCGTTAAAAAAGAAAACCATATTGAACTTGGAGAAGATGAAGTATGGGACGGGACTCCTGTTTTTTGGTTTGAAACTGAGTGGGTGAGTGCGTAATGCCGTTCGGATCGAGTAAAGCCGCAATCTTAGGAGCCGCCGGTGGTGGTTCTTTTGAAGCATCTGGCGGTACAGAAACTACTTACACTGATGGCGGCGTTGACTACAAAGCACATACTTTTACTAGTTCAGGTACTTTTACTGTAGCTGGTGCTGGTGATACGACTATAGATTTTCTTGTAATCGCTGGCGGCGGAAGCGGTGGTCATTACATTAACGCTGGTGCTGGAGGCGCTGGCGGTTACCGTGAGTTTACGGGGGTGTCGGCTGTTGATGGCGATTACACAGTAACGATTGGGGGTGGGGGAGCTACAGTTTCGGGAACTAGCAGCGCTAATGGTTCAGATTCAAGTTTCCAGATTCCGGGGGTAGCGACTTATAGCGCAACTGGTGGAGGTAGAGGCGGTTATTGGGGTACAGATCCTTTAAGCGGTGGTTCTGGTGGTGGTGGTGCTGGATCAGGTTGGTACGGCGGCGCTAATGCTGGTGCTGGTAACGCTGGAGGTTATAGCCCAGTCGAAGGTTACGATGGTGGCTCAAATACAAGTACTTGGAATGGCAACAGTTCTGGTGGTGGTGGCGCTGGCGCATCACCGACTACTCAATTAGACGGTTCCGGTGGTGGTGGTAGTGCAGGCGATGGTCGAAACAACAATTTTCGTACTGGGTCAAATGAAGCTCGTGGGGGCGGTGGCGGCGGCTTGGCTGATGGTTCTAATAGTCAACAAACAAGTGCTTATGGTGGGGGCTCAGGCTGGGTCGGCAACACCACTGCTGGGACCAGTGGTACAGCTAACACTGGTGGCGGTGGTGGCGGTGGTCGTCACGATACTACAAACGGTTCAGGCGGTTCAGGTATCGTAATTGTTAGGTATCAGGTGTAATCATGGCGCATTTCGCACGACTAGAAAACAATATCGTAACGGAAGTTCTTGTTGTCCCTGATGAAGAAGAACACAGAGGACAAGAGTTTTTAAATCAACTTTTAGGAACATCAGATACTTGGATGCAAACTTCGTACAACAACAACATCCGAAAAAACTTTGCAGGTATCGGTCATACTTTTGTCGAAGATAACCCTTTATACCCATTAGGTGCTTTTGTTCCTCCTGCCCCTTTTCCTTCATGGACATTAGACAGCAATCTCGATTGGCATCCACCAACTCCTATGCCTGATGTAGAGCCACCTAATGTTGCTCATTGGGATGAAGATTCACAGTCATGGATTGAAATTGATCCAAGTGATCCTCCAAGTTAATGAAACTCGTAGACGCACCCGGCAAAGCAAACACCGGACGGCCACTCAAACCATTCGGCATAGTCGTCCACCACACAGCCTCAAACCGCAACGCAGACCCCGACAACGTGATCGCAATGTGTGTTCGAGGAGTCAACAAAGTACCCGGACCTCTATACAACTACCTCATAAAACGTGATGGCACCATTGTCAAGTTGACTGCCGAGAACGTGAAAGCTAACCACGCTGGCCGTGGCTTACAGTCAGTGTTGACACGGATGCAGCAGAATAATCCTGTTATCGGTGACGCTACTGGCCCCGGTAAGATCAGCGCTAACTCTCGTTTAATAGGTATTTCTCTTATTAATGACGGGTTAGGGGAAGATATCCCCGGCTCACAAATGGACGCACTCGTAGAGTTGTGCGCCTTTTTGTGCGACGGGCATAACTGGAATCCTGCCTGCGCTGTGATAGGCCACAAGGAATGGACCTCACGCAAAGTTGATCCCTTGTTCTCAATGAATGAGCTTCGAGGAATGATTCAACGACGCATGGTCACAGACACTCCTGTAATGACTTTACCTAAGGAACCAGAGGACGGGCTTGTTCCGTTCCCCGGAACGCTACGCAAAGGCTCACGCAGCCAAGCAGTTGTTCATGTTCAACGAGTAGTAGGAGCTTTAGCCGACGGAATATACGGGCGTGGTACACTCGCCAAAGTAAAACAATGGCAACGAGCCAAAGGGCTTGTTGCAGATGGCATAGTTGGTCCAAAGACTTGGGCGGCTATGCAGATACGGAGACAAGAAGTTGTTCAACCAGCGTTTTATTAAAGACAGTTTAGAACGTGCCGTCGCTACCTTCGCTCAGGCGTGGGTTGCAGCTATGGCAGTTCCGGGTCCAGATTGGATGGACGCATTGAAGGTCGCTGGAGTTGCGGCCCTTGTAGCTATTGGTAAGGCTGTTGCAGCCAGAAAAGTGGGTGATCCCGAAACGG